CTTCCCTATCAACCGGGACAAGTTCTATCTCGTCCTTATCGAAGCCTGCAACCTTAGCCGCCGAGTACACATAGCCGGGATATTCCCAGCTCTTCACAATGTCTGCGTCTTTTTTCTGGCCAAGACCGGGGAGAACAATGACCTGGTTTCTAGCGTCCTCTTGTGTGAACACCTGTTGTTCCCCTGATACTTCTCGAAGTCCCTCCTGAGCAGCCTTACCAGCAATATCCCTATTGGCTACAGCTTCACTTGGCCACTCTTCTGTTTCTCCCTTAACGTCCCTGTGTAACTTGGTTGAGGCTATGTTGTTACCGTGTACCTTGGTTGATTCATGTACAAGGTATCCAGGGTGCCTATGCCATGTGGCCATCAGAGTCACCCCCTTGCATGGCCTTTATCATGGCCTCGGTGCCGTGCTGGTCTATGTACTGCTGGCGCTCGAAGCTGCTCATGTTCTGGAAGCGGTTCCTGGCGGTCTGGCGCTTGGCTACACGCTCGTGCATGAAGGGTACGCCCACAGGCTTGGTCTTCCGCATCTCGCTGAGTTGCTCCTTGAGTAGTAGTACGGCGTCGGTGAACTCGTTGGTCTTGCTCATCCGGCTAGATTCCCTCCTGTTCGGCCTGGGGCCATGGTGTTGGGGGTCAGTCCCTGTCGGAGTTGGGAGGCTGCGGCGGGTGCGCCACCAGTCTGCCCCATGGATTGCTCCATAGGCATACCGTCTGGCCCAAGTAAACCGGTAGCGCCGCCAGCGGCCCCGCCGCCCTGCCCTCCTCCCTGAGACATGGCTATAGCTCTTTCGACGAGGGCTTCTATGCCCTCTTCCCTCGCTACCTCGAGGGCCATCGCCTGGTGGATCATGGGGTTCTTACGTACCCAGTCCATGAGCAGGCGCTTGCGCTCACCGGATGCGTCTTCCAGGTGGGCGTCGGCAGACCAGTAGGTCTCCATGGACTTGAGACCTGCGGCAACCTCCTGGAGTCCCAGTTGGCGCTGTTGCAGTTGGAGTACGGGGTCAACCAGGTCGAAGCTGATGTTGACCGAGTAGTCGGATTCTATATAGGAAGGGCGTATGCGCTTGCCCCTTACTGTCAGGTCCAGGTCCAGCAGGTCGATGAGCTGGAGTATCTGGGACGAGGCTACGGTGGCCAGGTGTTCCAGTTGGCGGGCTACGGATACGAACTTGCGGCCCGCTGCCGTGGAGAGTATGGCCTGTTGGCCTACCGTGGAGACGCCCTGCTCACGGACCCCTGCCAGGGCACGGGAGAAGGTGCCTTCCTCTATGTCTCGGGACAGCCACTCCTCGGTGGCGAACATCCAGCGGGGGAGCTGGGGTATGTCCATGCGCCAGACATCACCCCTGTCGGACATCTCTATTATGTCACCCTGGTCGAGCTGATCACGGAGTTCCTCGGCCCCCATGCGTGTGCCGATGGGGTTGAAGGTGGCGTCCATGAGGGCGTTGTGTCGGCCCGATACAGCCTGCGCCTGGGCACGGACATCGGATATGACGGAGTCGAGTATTCCCACGGCCAGGTTGGCGGGGTCTATCCTGTCGGAGTTGGTGGGTTCCTGCCCGAAACCGGCATAGGCGTGGGAGTAGGGTACGAAGCCCCAGGTGTTCTTCTCCGTGAAGAGTAGTCGCTTCATGGTGCGGTACTCACGTCCGGTGCCTGTGACGTAGCCGGATACCATCATGGCATGCCAGCACTCGGTCCAGTACTCGTCGGTGAGGATAAGCTCGAAGGGCCGGTTGTTGCGTACCTCCCACACGTCCACTGGGCGTCCCCTGCCCTTGCGGGACACGGTGAGTTCGTGGAGGTCCTGTGAGAAACGGCGGGCGTGTCGTATGGCTATGCGGGGGCGCTTCTCCCAGGGGTCCAGTAGTATGCGGGCTGGGTGGGGCGCACGGGTGCGGAACGGCATGGCGGTGCGCCGGTAGTGTTCGTGGAGTCGCAGGTTGGTGCGGTAGTCCTCTTCCGAGTCGCCATTGCGGGAAGGCTCGTCTGCACGGCGCTGTAGGACGTTGGAGTCCAGGCCGAGTTCGTGTATGGCGTAGCCCAGGTGTACCAGGTTCTTGCCCTCCTGCTTCCAGGTGAGGGAGGGTTCGAGCAGGGCTGACTCGTCTAGGATGGCCTTTAAGCCCTCTTCCACCCTGTCGGCGTTGGACCGGGACTCCTCGCTCTGCCGCACGGGATGGCGGTGGGGTGTGGGTTCGGACGCTAGTTGGTGGTCTACGGCATGATCTACCAGGGATGTGGGACGGGCGGGCTTGAGCCAGCCTGGGCGGGTGTGGGATTCGGCATCGTCCCATACCGAGTATGTGCGGAAGTAGTAGGAGTCGTACTTCTCCCAGTTACGGTGAGCGCCGGTCCACACCTCCTTCAGGTGGGAGCGGTACTGGTCTATGACGTTGGCGTCGGGTTCGTCTTCAAAGCCGTTAAAGGGCATGACTTAACTCCATCGGGACCAGTTCCTCCGTCTTCGGCGTTGGGTGTCGGCACGGCGTCCCCGTTCCGAGGCTGAGGGGCGGGCGTACTGTCGCATCTGCCAGGCTATGCCCACCGCCATGGGGTAGTCGTCATGGGTGCCTGATTGGGCCTCTATGCGTCCACGCTTGTCGGGGTTGCGTATGACTGTGAAGAACTGGGACAGGCCCTCGCCGTTGGGCACGGTGATGGCACGGGAGTGTATGGCCTCTATCAGGTCTCCCCACAGGACGTAACGGGACCCACCGGCCATGCCAGCGGTGTCGTAGGTGTGCCAGCCTGGATGGTCGGAGTCCCTATGGTACAGGCGCTTGTAGCGGAGTTCCTGGGCCATGGTTATGGTAAGTATACCCCAATCGTTGTCCTCTATGGCCCATATGGGGGAATCGTAGCGATTGAGGAGGTCTACGGAGGCTACGGATAGTTCGGTTGGGTTGAGTACCTGGCTGTAGATGTCGGCGGCTATGTAGCCTGTTACGGCATCCAGGACCACGGTTACGGCGAAGTCCCTGCCTGTTCCGTGGGATGTGTCCGTTCCGGCAGCGTATCGCTTGCCAGGTTGGAAGGGCTGGTAGATGTTGGCCTGTACGCCGTTTCCTAGAGTCAGGCGCTCGACGGGTTCCCTGGTGTCCTGCTTCATAAGGGTGAGTACGTCCATGTCGAAGGCCGCAAGGGCACGGGCGGGTGCGAAGGCTTCTTCCTCGGTCTCGGGGTGTTCCTTCTGGAAGAGGGCCTGGTCGGGGTACTGGACCTTGCGCTCGTCGTACCACTCCTGATCCCGCTCCGGCCTGGAACGCCATCCGAAGAAGAGGCGGGCGAAGCCGTTCTGGGGGGAGTTCTGGTAGAGCTGCTGGAAGAGGGACCCCATGTGGTAGGGGTTCACGGTGGATGTGACTACGAGCTGGCCGTTGTTGTCGTCCAGGCCTGGCTTGACGGAGTTGTAACAGGCGTCGAGGTATTCGTGGAAGTCGGCCTCGTCGATGACTACGAGGGTGGGGTTGAGTCCACGTCCGGCTGCTTCGGTGGAGGGCATGGTTATTATGCGGGAGCCTGACTGGAAGGTCATCTGCTCCCTGTTGTCAGGCTGGACCAGGGGCTGCTGGAGTTCGGCGGGCAGGGACTCGTATGTGGCACGGGACTTGGACAGGAACTCCCAGGCGTCTCTCTCGCCCTTCGAGAAGACGAGGGCCAGGGCGTTGGGCGTGAAGCTGGCATGGTGGAGGACGTAGGCCGATAGTATGGTGGTTATGCCTATCTGGCGTGATTTGGCCCATATGACCATGCGGGAGTCGTCCATGGTTGATATGGCCTTCTGTAGGTGGGGCCAGTCACGGAGTTCGACCATGCCGGTGCCAGGCTCGATCACACGAACATAGGGTAGAAATTTTTGGAAACTGCGTCTTCCCATCTCGAAACCTGCGAGACGGGCTACCTGCTGCTTATCTTCGTGTGTAAGTGTCATATGTAAGTGATTTTTAGAAGTTGGTTTATAAAAGCTGGTTTATAAAAGCTGGTTTATAAAAGTGCCTGTCTATCGCTGATCTCCCCTCCCC